CGCCCCGCAAAATTACGTTCTTGCCTACGCCGCCACGACTTCGGGCGTAACGTCTTCAACGGCACAACTCAACTTCTCAATTGGTCTGGCACACTCAATCTCAGCCGGAACCCCGCTGACCTTTAATGGCACGTTTAACGTTATTACCACGACCACCACGGCTCAGGGCGCAACCACAATGGCAGTTCGTTTTACCACTGGAACCGTTCCGCCGACTGTTGGAAATATCACCGTTTCCGCCTCTTACGCTTGTCCTCGCTTCCAATGGGTAAACGTTCTCAACACGGACGCCTATTCGCTCTCTGCGGTGATGTTCAAGGCTATGCAAGCCCCAGCCCCCACAAGCGATTACAGCCCCCTCAACACGTCTCTGGCGACCCTACAGTCCTCAGTGGTCACAGGGGCTATCAACCAGCCCAATAACAATGCTTTGACCATTCCTAGTAGCACTCCGACGTTGGGTGAAGCCTCGATTTACGTCATTGACCCCGCCAACGACGCTGGAACCCGTGAAATCCACTACGGCAGTGGAAACTCCGCCCTTTGGTCGTCGCTGACCTCCGCAGCAAACGTGGGCGACACCTCAATTATTTTGAATTCCGTTGAAGGACTTGCCGCCAACTCTGCCCTGACGGTGGATTTTGGCTCGTCTCAGGTCGAATATGTAAACATTTCTTCGACGTGGAACGGTTCGGCAACCGTGACGCTTGCTTCGCCCCTGTGGTTCAGCCACAAGAAGGGCGCACAGATTTATGCTGCGACTGCCGGTATTTCGGGTCAGGTTCGTCAAAATCAAAACAGTGGAACTCAGGTTGCGGTCTTCAATTGGAACACCGCCGCTTGGGTGAACACTGCTAATACCCACACTTCCTACAAGGTTTTGGTTGAGCGCAGCGAAGACCAAGGGCAAACGTGGTCGTCCCTTCGTGGTGGTAGTCAATTGCAAGTAAATAGCAGCGGGTTCACATCTCTCATTGACTATGAGGCAATTCCAAACCAAACCACAATTTACCGCATAACCCCGACCTACACGACACCTGCCGGAAAAGGCGTGGTCGGTATTCGTTCTGCCTCTCTGCAAGCAAACACGATTTCCAACAATTCGTGGTGGATTGCCAGCACCTCGGACGATTCAATCCGCTTTGCTATCAACGTTTTGGACGGTATGGACGAAAGCCAGCGTCACCCTGCGGGAACCTTCTACCCGCTTGGCTCTCCGTATCCGCTGACCGTGCCTGGGGTGGTGACGGGTCGAGACGGCTCGCTGAAGGTTATGTGGACAGACCCGACAACGTGGGAAGCGTTCTTGGCGTTCTTGAAGCGTGGTGAAATCTTTATCTTGCTCAACCCCGTCGAGAACGAGCGTCGCTACATCTTCGTCAATCAGGACATTCAAATTGTTCACCACGCCGCCGTGAACCCTTATCGAGAAATAACCATTCCGTTCGTGGAGTCTGCGCCGCCTACTTACACTTATGTAAATTAGGAATAGATATGCCCTACGCAAAAATGACGCAGCGAATGACGGACACAATCAAAGGGCCGCACGTTCCCTTTGTCGTCATCAAAGTTTTGTCGATAGATGGAACAATGACGAACATTCCAATTACGGGTGGCTCGGTCAAGATTGACCGAACCTCTCAGGACGCTCGGCGCACCATAAATTTCACTACCAATGACGAAACTCTGGTTCCGCTTCACAATGCCGACCCGCTCAACATTTACGCCAACCACATTTTTGCTTATCGAGGCGTGATTTGGAACCGTCCTGAGATTGACCCGAAATTATGGTCTGCCAACGTTCCGCTCTCCGAAGAAATGCTACGACCCGCCAATCTTGCATATGAACTCGTCCCCGTGGGTGTTTTCCGAATCAACTCCGTCACCATTGACGAAAAGGGTGACGGAACCTTGGAACTGCAGGTAAGCGGCTCGGATATTACGTCAAACATTGCCAAAAACCATTGGACGGGCACGACTACCGTATGGACAACTCATTACACTCCGCCAATTGTTATGACGCAAGTGTCTGCCATTCTTCTCAACGTTCAGACGCTTATCGCTTCGTATTTCAAGGAAGCAATCGAACTGCTTGTTCGAGATAGGTGGCCTAAGAAAAGCCATATTGGTCAGCCGGTTTTTCATTTCAGCGCAGTAGCGGACAAGAAACTACTCAAACCCATTGTTTTCGGTTCAACCAACCCGACCTCAATGAGTTCAACCTCTCCGTGGACTGATATTTCCGGTATCGCTGCGTCTATGGGTGCTGAAATCTTTGTAGACCCAGAAGGTGCGTTCACACTTTTGGAAATCGTAGACCCCAACTCGGTTCAGCCGACGTGGGAGTTTTTGGACGGCGAAGGCGGTCTGTTAATTTCCGCCACCCGCAAGTTGGACGATTCGAAGGCTGTGAACTATGTGTGGGCGACGGGCGAAAGTTCAATGACGCAATTACCGCTGCGCTCGATTGCTATCAACAATGACCCGTCCTCCCCGACCTACTACGGTGGCGATTTTGGCATTGTCTCCGCAATGGAACCAGGCCGTAAGAAACTTACAACCCAAGCCGAGGTGGACTTGGCGGCGAAGACCTACCTCAATTGGTATACGGGCGGTGACGAAGCCGTAACTATCGAAGGCGTGGTAAATCCCGCTTTGGACGTAGGCGACGTGGTTCGAGTTCGCCGTCAGCGTCTTGGAATCTTCAATAAACGTAATAGTGTTGCCTCGCTAGGACAGGATTTGTTTCGCCAATACGACGCAAGCCCGATTGGTGAAATCCGTGTGCAACCGCTGGCAAAACCAATTGGCGCAGGCACGACCCTTCAACTCATCAACTCGTTTGCCACGCAAAATGTTGTCGTGTCGGCAAACGCCAATAAGGGCGACACGGTTTTACACATCAACCCTGTGACGTTGCTCACAAACTTCCGCCGTTACACCGACTTCATTGACCCCAACACGGGCGGTGACGGTGGAACAAACTATATGGTGGACTCCGTTACGATTCCACTAGACCTCGACAAACCAATGGAAATTGTTGCCCGTGAGCGTCGAGTGGGAACCAAGCAGGAGGCTATTCGTATCGGTGAATACACCCTTCCCGACCCGTGGGCGGTTTACAACTAATGGCAAACTTCGACTTCAAGTCACTTTCCAATTCAATTGTGAACAATGGGCAGTTTCGTTTGCCCCCGCAGGACAATCTGCGCCTTGGGCGAGTAATTGGATACGACCCGTCCTACAACTTTGCTAATCAAAGCCACGGTTATCCCGTTGTTAGCGTCACTATCGGCGGTGACTCACAGGTTGTTCACGGAATTCGCTTTGCCGACACCTACACGCCGGTTCTGGGCGACACGGTATGGATAACTATGAGTGGCGAAGACTTGTGGGTTCTTGGCTCTATGACCTCCGCCCAATCCGACATTCCAAGTGACGTTGTGGGATTCAAGCGTTCCTCGGCAACCACGGTCAGCCACGGAGATTTCACTAGCACCACGGTTCTTTCTGGTTGGACAAGCCCTTTCTGGTGGAAGCAGTTAGACCCCGTAACGTCCTCGACAGCCCCTACGCCATTTCTGGTGACGCACAACGTTCTTCCAAATCGGATTTACAAAGCGGAGTTGCTCATCTCTTTCACCGTAGGTGGCACGGCAAGCAGTGTTTCGGTTGGCGTAGTCACCCCCGACGGTCTTTCCGCCACGTCTTCGACCACGCAGGTTCCGCACCAAGTTTTCCAAAGCCCGACCACTGCAGGGCAGACCTACACGGTCAGCGCATCAACGACGTGGTGGGATAACAACCCCACGCACTACACCAACGTTGGTGCTTGGACGGCTCGACACCCAAATAACAAGGGGTTTTGGGGTGTTGCCTTCAGGGTTGCCAACGCAGCCACGACGGTCACAATGAGCGCAAGTTCCCCCCAGCGGTTGATGATTACCGACTTGGGCGTTCACTCCTAGAAACTTTATTTCCAAAACTTGAATGTAGGATTTTGCTATGGCGACAGCGCAACCATTTGTAATTGCAGCGGTAATCACCGCTATTCCGGCAACGGTTTCGTCTATCGCCGCTTGGAAAAACTCTCATCGTGGTCGCAAAGAAAACAGTTCCGACCACGCCATCGTTCAAGACCGTTTGCTGCAACTCGACAATCGTTTTGGAACTCTGCAGACAAGCCTCGAAAAAGTTGATATCAAGGTTGAGCGTATGGACTTACGCTTCGACTCGATTGAGGATAAGGTAGAGCGTCACCTCGGTTGGCATAGAGCCGAAGCCGAAAGTGATTTTGACCTAGAATCGGCTCTAAAGAAGGAATACAAAGGTGACTACCCAACCTACCCCACAATCCACCCCAATCAAGATTGACCCTAAGGCTATTCAAGCCACAGTCATTCGTTACGTTGTTCCCACGTTGGTCGGCGTTCTTGTATCGCTTGCTGCGAAGGCTGGCTTCAGCCTCTCGCCTGCACAGGCGTTTGGAATCGTTGCACCCGTAGTTGGCACGGTCTACAGCACCGTCTCTCACTACCTCGAAGCGAAGGTTCCCGCCCTCAGCCGTCTTCTTGGTGCTACCAAGCCCGCTTCACTAAACAAGCAGTAGTATCGCCACAGGCTTTGCGATAGGCAAGCACAGTGGCCGTCTTAGAACGGCGAAATCCCCACCTAACCAAATAAGGGCTGGTGGGGATTTCTGCTTTGCGTAGCGTTGTAGTCCACACTACGGCTAACGACACGGTAGGTAGGGGTAGCACAACTGCAACCCTGATTGGGTAGTGATTTCCCTACCCACCGTGACGACCGTGGGCTACTCAGCCACCTTGGTTGAGGTGCTGATACCGCCAGCGACAGGCGCAAGCCCGTCAATCGGTAAGCCCGTAATCGGGTCGAGGACAGCGGACTCTTCAAAGTCCACGCCCTTCTTGATTTCGGCAAGGTTCGCCTCACGCTTCACACGCACCCACTCGGCGTGACCGTTGGACTCCGCCCACGTCAAAAACGCTTCGAGGTCGGTGACTTCAACCTTGGGCTGGGTCACACGGCTCGTCACTGTGCCGTCGGGGAAGGACAGCGACTTGCGCCCGTCAGCGTCGTTCTCACGAACTCGCATTAGGTAGTCACCAAGAATACGGTCAAAGTATTCAACGGTCTGCGTGTTGCCGACCACGTTCGCTTCGACCCAACGGTTGATTCGGTCAAGTTCAATTTGAGCCTGACGCTCCACCTCGTCAATACAACGCTGAGCCTGAGCCAGTGAGCGCATAGCCCACAGAGCCTCGTCGTCGTTGTTGATGGTGAACGCCTCGCCAAAGGCAAAGCCTTCGGGAGTTGCCTCGCTGGTAAGGAAGTCTTCCAGCGACATTTCGGTAATAGTGGTTTCCATTGTTTTTCTCTCCTTGTTGTTGAAACTAAATGATTGCAGAGTCGTGTGACACTGCAATTACGCTCAATAGGTCGTAGCCCATTTGCAACTGCGCCTCGACGTTGTAGACGTTGGTAAGCAGGGGATTCGCCATAACCTCAATCGCCACGTCCATTGCCGACTTCGCTGAATCACCGCTGATGAATCCGCTGACGAAGAACCTGCCCTCGCCGTTGTATTCGTTTGCGGTGATGACCCAATCGTTTTTCTCGCTCAGCGAGATTTCGAAAGTGATGTTGGTCAAGCGAAGACTGCCAAACGTCTTGCCTTCATACTGAGCCTTCTCACGAAGCGTTACTTCTTCGAGAAGTGTGTCTTGTTTTACTTCGGACATTTGGTTCCTCCTTGCGTCCGTGTCGTTGTGACGTAGTGAACTCTACTATGGTTGAGTGAAGATTGCAAATCATTGAACAAGAAACTTCAAACCCCTGTAATTACAAGGGAAACTACTAAACGGGGGTTCCACGGTACAAGGGAAACTACTAAACGGGGGTTCCACGGTTTCTTGACTTGACGGGGGTTGTGTTTACGCACTACACTGACCGCAGGACATTAGGACAGATAGATACAGGAGGCTCAAAATGAGTAGTTCATTGTTTAGCAAGGCAAAGAAGTCGCAGGCAAAGGCACGGGTCGCTTTCAGCGGGCCGTCCGGTTCCGGCAAAACCTATTGGTCATTGCAAATGGCAACCGAGTTGGCTGACGGCGGAAAGATTGCCGTGATAGACACCGAGCGCAGTTCCGCTTCGCTCTACGCAGACAAGTTTGCTTTCGACACCTTGTCGTTTTCACCGCCCTACAACCCCCAGCGTCTCGTCGAGGTTCTTCGTGTTGCCGAGCAAGAAGAGTATGCGGTCGTCGTCATTGACTCACTTACTCACTTCTGGTCGGGCAAGGGAGGTACTCTCGAAATTGTTGAGGAAGCAAACGCTCGTCTCAACAATTCGTATCGTGCGTGGGCGGTCGGCACTCCGATTCAACAGCAGATGATTGACGCACTGCTCTCGTTCAACGGGCACATTGTCGTCACTATGCGCTCAAAGACCGAGTGGGCTATGGACAAGAACGAGAAGGGCAAGACCGAAATTCGCAAAGTCGGACTCGCCCCGCAACAGCGTGACGGTATCGAATACGAGTTCACCCTCGTCTTCGACATTGACGCTCAGCACCGTGCTTCCGTATCAAAGACCCGTTGCGTCGCTCTCGCTGACCGCACCTTTACTCCGGCTAACTCGCAGGAAGCATTGGACACGTTCACGACGTGGCTCAACGCTGGCGAGCCGTTGCTTGACTCAAACAAGCGCAACGCTGTCGAGAACCGCATTGCCAACCTCAATCCCGAAACTAAGTCGGCGTTGAAGAAGGCGTGGTCGGAGGCAAACTTGCCGAAGGTGGCGCAACTCACCGAAACCCGTTATCAGGAAGTCATTGACCTTCTGACTTACATTGAGGGTGGGGACGGCGAAGCCGAAGAGGTCATTCCCTCGTAGGGCAGACCCGCAGTGGAGAAGACCGCCTTGGCAGAAATGCTGGGGTGGTCTTTTCGTGTCTACACCCATTTGACGACAGTTGAGTGTAGAGTGCTACTCCACTTACACAGAAAGGAGACACCGTGGCTATTCGTCGTTCGCCCTCAGCCCTTCGTAGGAACTTCACTATCGTCAGTAATCCGACAATCACCGATTCCCGCTTGTCTTGGGAAGCCCGTGGGCTTCTCGTTTATCTCCTATCCAAGCCCGACCATTGGAAGGTGAACGTAAAGCACCTCATCAGTGAATCGCCGTCCGCTGGTCGAGAGAAGGTTTATCGAATCCTCAACGAACTAGAGACGGCTGGTTACATCACGCAGGAACAGACCCGCTGCGAAGGTGGCGAGTTTAGTGAAATGGAACGAATCGTCCACGACATTTCCGATTCCACCGTAGTCGGCAAAACCGTATACGGTAAAACCGTAAACGGTTCAGCCGTATACGGCAAACCCGTAGACATAGTAAGAACTGATTTATTAGTAAATACTGATGAAGTAGAAATAACTGAAATGGAGGCCGCACCCTTCGGGGCGGATTCTTTCGTCGTTGTCGAGGCTGAGATTTATGACCCTGACGACGACGAACTAACCGCAAACGATTTGACTGCGGGCAAGTGGGTTGAGCCTCACCGTTTAGCGACGCTGCTCGCCACGTTGATTGTCGAGAACGGCTGTAAGCCCCCAACGGTTACGGCGGCGTGGGTGCGAGACATTGAGAAGACCATTCGCATAGACAAGCGTGACCCCGTTGAGGTCGAGGTTCTGATTCGCTGGGCACAAGCCAGCGATTTCTGGCGGGCTAACATTCTCAGCCCCGCCAAGTTGCGTAAGCAGTATGACCGCCTTCGTCTTCAGGCGGAAAAGGATTTCAAGAAGACACAGCCCAAGGGCTTTAGCGGAATCATACAATTTTTGGAGGAAGTTCAGTGACCACACCGCAAGAGACAGCCGAGGTGATGGCTATTATCGCAGGCGCATATCCGTCGTGGAGTGCGCCCAAGGAAACCGTGCTGGTATTTCACAGGGCACTGCAGGACATTCCCGCCACCGTAATTCATAAAGCGGCGACGCAATGGATTTTGACCGAAGAACGTCCGCCGAGTGTGGCGGCTCTCCGCAAAAAGTCCGCCGAGTTACAAGGATTTCTTGCCCCGTCTCCGGCCGAGGCGTGGGTTGAAGTGCAGGACGTGGCTGAACGCTACGGCGTTTATCAGTTTGAGGCTCGCCCCCCTTGGTCGCACGATTTGATTCGTCAAACCGTCAAGGCATTGGGTTACTGGCACATCTGCCAGACGGATAACATCACGACGGTTCGAGCGCAGTTCAACAAAATGTATGAACAACTCAAAAACAAGTCCGACCAGCAAATTATCGCAAGCAAGGGATTTGCCCTTGAATCAGGAAATGTTGCGCTTCTCAAATCAACTGTGGTAGAGTCTCTCAGTGCGCCACAAGGCGACTGATTCCCAAGGAGGAACAGACAATGGAAGCAACCCCAACCCCCACCCCGACGGCTGAACCGAAGTCGGGCTGGAACACCCTGAGTAAGAACGCCAAGATTGCTATTGGCGTTGCCGTCGTTGTGGTGGTTTTGATTATCGCCGGTGCGAGCGGTGGTAACAACAATGGAAATAGCAACAACACGCCCTCGACTCAGGACACCACCCCTACGACGCAGAGCCTCTCGTCGCAGTGGTCTGATTGGAAAGCAAACTTTCAGCCCCTTTTCTCGCAGTTCCGTTCGGACTACACCACCACGCTTGCCGACCTGAACAACAACGACGCTTCTGCGGCTACCTCTGACCTCGCAACGCTGGGGCAGGACGCTACGAACTTGGACTCTGACTCAATCTCGCCCGACGTGACAACCACTCAGGTAGTTCAACAATTGGCAAACGATGTTCAGACGCTTTCGTTTGAGGGCATTACGTCAATCTCGAACATTCAGAACGGTGGCGACGTGACGCAGGGCTTCATCGACGCAAGTTCGGCGGTTGGCAAAGACATTGAGAACCTGTCGAACGCCTTGTCGAACGCCAACAACACTCTGCAGTAATTGTTCAACGTCGTTTGTTTTTGGCTGGGCATAAATGCCTTGGTGCTGATAGTCGCTGTGATTAACCACTGCTTCCGCCTGAAAGACGACAACTAATGGACAACAAGCGGTGCGGGTCGTGTCGGGAGATACTGCCACTAACCGAGTTCATTCAACGCAAAGACAAGCCCGACAAGTATTTGCCACGGTGCAAGTCCTGTCGGGCTTCTGAGCGTCAAACAAAAACGCTGCAACGCAAGCCGTTAGAGCGCAAGACTTCGACGATGAAGCGCACCGCCCTGAAGCCAATAAGCGACAGACGCAAAGAAGTAAATAAGAAACGCCGTATCGCTCTCGAAGAGCATTTCGGCAAGCGTGAGGATTGGAAATGTTCAGTTCGAGACATTCTCCCAACAATGTGCTGGGGCGAAGTGAACGGACACGAAATCCTCTCACGGGCACGGGCTGGACGCACAGACGAGAACCTTCTTGACGTATCGGGAATCATTTTGGTCTGCAACCACCACAACACTTGGATTGAAGACAACCCCGAAGAAGCCCACGCTTTAGGGCTTACCAAACATTCTTGGGAATGACTTGTAGGCTCTTACCCGTGACCGCTTCCCTAAAAATGCCCCGCCTCGTCACTGAAGGCGAAATCAAAGTTGGCGATATTGGATTTGCCCACACCACCGGAGTTCTTGGTGGCTTGATTAGAGCCGGTGAAAAATTAAAGTGGCGTGAGTGTGAGTGGAACCACACCTTTGTTGTGGTAAGCGTTGGGGAACTTGCTAACGAAATTTGGATTGCCCAAGCGACCCTGAAGGGCGTGGTGGTAAGTAACCTTCACAACCTAATTGAATCAGGTGCGTCAATTCATATTGTTCACCCGCCAAAGGAAGTAAATCCAAACAGGGTGGCTGACTTTGCTCACGCTCAGGTGGGTAAACCGTATGGACTTTTGAGCGACCTGTGTATCGCCACGGACATTTTGACCCCCGATTGGTTTTTGTCGGTTCGACGCAATGGAACGTGGATTTGTTCAGCCCTTGCAGCGGAAGCACTGCGATATGGCGGTGTCTACTTTGATTGGGACGACATTTATACTGTTACTCCCACGCAATTGTGGATTGCAATTCGTCCTCAGTCCTAAAGGTTTCCGATGTTTTTTTTCAGTGAGTTGGCTCGATTCGAAACACGCTTGCGCCTACGCAAGCACAGGTCTAATATACAAACCGTAAACCGTGCTTCACTACACAGGCGAAACGCAGAGCGTCGTGAGGCTCACAAGGCTATGGGGAAGTAATGTCCGACGAAGAGCGCAAGAATTTTATAAACAAATGGAACGCCGAAAACAAGAACCTGCCGTGGCGGGTTGTTTCTGCGCCCAAGATGAGCGAAGAGGCTTACCGCAAACATTTCACTAAGCCGTCTCCTGAGGTAGAACACCACCACCCTCAACCGCCCACGGGTCGAATTATTTACAGCCCGCACAACTGCGACTTGCCCGATTCGTGGAACACGCCCATTGGAACCATTTGGGAGTGTGTGGGATATCGTGAGGGACGTATGTGCTACGACCAATGGATTGTTGTCGTCAAGCGTGGCGCACGGTTCTGGGAATTGTTCAAGCGCAACATCTAATGCCCCCTAAGAAGAAGACCGCTCCCGCTTTTGCGAATGATGACCACTCAGCAACCGTTGAGGACTACAAGTCGCAAATGTTTGGAAATATGTTTGAAGCCAAGTGTTCTTGCGGGTGGCTAGAGCGGTTTTTCACCAAGCCCACGGCGGAGGCAGGGGCGAAAAAACACATTGCCGACCCACGCCCGTACCCGTCGGTCATCTTCCAAATCAAGAACGGAAAATAACCAACCCTGTTGTATCGTTACAAGTATGACGAACCCGTTTTCCACCGAAAATCTCATCAACGAGCATTTCTTCCCGCTGACTAAAGGTGGGCCGGGTTCGGGGCGTTACCCCGCTGGCAGTAGCCAAATTGCGGGTAAGCATATGCCCGACGCTCACACCCACGACTACGTTGCTGGACGTAACGGTGTCTTCCGTTCCAACCTCAACTCGGAGTGGCACAAGATTCAAGTTGGCGACACGCTCGCCGCTATCAAGACAGCGTTTTCCAAACTTCGACTTCGCAACGCTCAAACTGTCGAGTTGGCAGCGGGTTCGCCCGACATAGACAAGGTTGTTTGCAAAGTTTGTGCAAAAAAGATGAGCGAGCCAGCCGAGGGAGAGAGCAAGCCTGACTCCTATGTGAAGGTCACTTGGATTCCGTCTAAAAAGGACTTTGCCCGCAACGCCGACGGCAGTATCGAAGGTCGCCACTACAACTGTGCTTGGGGCTCTGTAATGCGTCAAATCAACGATTTTGGAACAAGTATGCGAGGCTCAATCTAAATATTTCACTAGGGTCTAGTATTCTTGCCCTATGACCGTTATCGTTGGCTGGCACGACAAGAAGCAAGCGTGGATTGGCGGAGATTCCGGCGCATTTGACGAAGACAGCGTGTCGCTGACCGAAATCAAGGTTTGGAAGGCTGAGGATTACCTTCTGGGTGCTTCTGGGGGGTTCCGTCTTGCGGAGATTGCCTACGATTCTTTTATTGGCGACCCTCACAAACTCCGTGACCACCTTGAAAGTTGGTGGATATCCAATTCTTCGTCGCAAGCCGAAAACGACACAACGATTTTGGTAATTAGTGTTGTGGGCGTATGGGTAATTGGAAATGATTTCTCGGTAGTTCGACTTCGTGAGAACTATACGGCTATTGGCGCAGGAGGCTTATCGGCAATGTCCGCAATGTTCGCCCTGCAAGGAACCACTATGACGGGCAAAGACCGTATTACCACCGCACTCAAAGCCTCGGCGTATCACACCGCCCAAGTCCGTGCGCCCTTCAAGGTGCTGAGCCTGTGAGCAAAAAAACCAAGTCCTACGTTCTTGTTCACGAAGAACGCCCCGATTTCACGCTCAACAAGGAACGCACCGTCCACCACCACGCACGGGCGAAAGTAGTGAAATCTTGGCGGCAGATTTTCTGCGAGTTGGCGCAAGACGCAATGGTTCCACATTTGGAACAAATCGAGGTCGTGGTTCAGCCGTATGTCCTGAACGCTCGATACCGTCAAGACGTAGGGGCTTGTTTCCCTGTGGTCAAAGCCGCCATTGACGGAATTGTGGACGCAGGCGTGTTGATTGACGATAACGCCAACATAGTTACCAAACTGACGTTTTTAGCACCGCAGTTCGGACGGGACGCACTAGAAATTACCATTATTGAGGTATAGTGGGGTTATGGAAAATCTAGTCCCCACCGAAGTCGAGGCAGGTCACTGCTTATTTTGTCGTCTTCGGGCATTTTTTGTGTCTG